CGTATTCAGTTGTTGGCTCGCTATGCCTTCCACGACTACCCGTCGTTTTCGCCGCGAGCCCACCCGCCTCGTGGGGCGGACGATCAGTCNTCGGTCATCCAGAGGAGGCCGGCNATGATGGCCAGGAGTAGCAGGATGGCGCCGACGATCAGGAGATCGGTGCCCATGATCATCGGGTGAGGCCGGCCCGACCGCGCACCCAGCCGACCGCGCCGCCCAGGTCGGTGCCGATATCGGTCACCGTCCGCAGCCCGCCCCGGTCCAGGGGAGACGGCGAGACCAGCACTGCCTCACCGACCTTCAGGGGCGGGTAGTAGTCGGGCCAGATGTAGGCGAATCGGCCGCACATCACGATCTGATTGCCTTCGTCGTCGGCGTATCGCCTCATCCTCGCCACTCCTCCCACCAGGGGTCCATGTGCCAGGAATGCCTGGTGCACAAGGGCATTCCAGTATCGCTATCGAGAGACGTTGCCGGATAATCGCATCCCTCGAACTCGCCCGGATCGGGCTCCTCGATCACCGAGCAGAGTTCACCCGGCAGGGGTTCGCCGAGGACCGCGTAGCCGATCGGCTGGTATTCGTTGTTGGGCACGACGTTCCGCCTCGATCTGGACCCAGGTGTAGGCCACCCAGGCGACTGTCACCCCGCCGATGATGGCCAGGAACCGGGTCATCCCTGAGCCTTCACGACATTGATCAGCGCGCTGATTGCCTCGATCGACAGATGCGGGACGGCCTGCTGAATCATGGCGGGCTGGAGGTTGTAGCCGACCAGTTCCTTGATCTTGGCGAAGTCCTGTTCGGGAGTGGTGGTCCGGCCGTTCACCGCTTGCGCCGGCGCGGAAGGTGCCGTGGACGTTGGTGTTTGGACGGCCTGAGGTGGCGCCTGAACGACCGGCGGGGTCGGCGCGGCATAGGCTGCCGCATGGGCCTGCTGAGACGCTCTGGCCGCGTTCACGAGTTCGTTCGGATCGGCGCCCCAGGTCGCTGCCGAGTTCGGCGGGGTCCACTTCGCCACCCAGTTCTTCAGGGGAGCGCCCTTATCGGATGGGCTCTCGTTGGTGAACTGGAGGAACAGGATCCCGCCGACCTCCATGTCGGCCGCCCCGGAGTCCCGGATGGCCTGGCCGATGGCCTTCCGCTGGCCGAACTTGTCGGCATAGACGGTGACCTCCTCGCCGCCCGGAATCGTCTCCAGTTCAATCACCGCCATCTGTACCACCTGGCCGCGCGAGTCCAGTTTCGGCCGATCCGAGTTCATCTCCGTCGTATCCCGGAGAACGTATGGCCGGAGGAGCTTTCCGGTGACCGCGTCACCGGGGTTGGCGAACTTGACGCCCGGTCCGGATTCGACATCCCAGAACCCCATAGCACTCATCCCTTCAGATGAAAAACGGTTGGCACCAACGGCAATACCGCTGGCCGCACTTCGGATAGAGATTGGTGACCTGCTCGATCCCCCAACTATTCACCAGATCGAGCAGGCCGTTTGCCCGTGAGATCGTGTCCAGGGCAACCTGTTCGGAGTAGGGCTCGGCCCACGCATAGGCGGAATCGAGTTCCCGCTCACGAGGCAGGAAGTAGATCATGACGTACTTAACCAGGTGGCCGGCCTGAGCCAGGCCATAGCCATACAGATGTGCCTGCCGCCGATAGGTCTCGCCCGGTCCCTGTTTCCGGAAGAGATCGAGGCGGGCGGCGGAAACCACCTTCCAGTCGATCACGATGCCGGTATCGATATCGAACGCATCGAGATGACCGAGGATCGGGATCCCGCCGACGACCCCGACCGTGACCTCCTGCTCGATCAGGAACCGTTTCTGGAACTGGCCGTCGTTGATCAGCGGAAAGATTCGCTCGATCCATGCATGGACGCAGGTCCCTATCTGCGCCAACCAGCCGGTTCGCGAAACCCCGTTGCCGGGTGGGCGATCGCCCAGGAGATCATGGGCAAGTGCGATGCTGCACGGGTTACCAAGCGAGGATGCCCCAATCGCCTTCTGGAGGCTCCGGGGATGCATCGCCATCCCCTGCCGGATCATCCAGAGTAGTTCCTCCGCCACCACTTCCGGCAGGTTGATGATGGCGTCTTTCGCTGTCGTTGTCGTCATCATCATTCCAGAGCGGGAGGTCGATGTAATCGGTCATGAGGTCAACTCCGGGTAGGCGCATCGGCGCGCCGATCGGGCGCACGTCGGACAGAGCCAGCGGACATATCGAGGGGTGGTCGGCCAGAGCTGATAGGTGGTCACTGCCGCGCCGAATCGGCCGCACCACCAACATTTAGGAGTCGACATGATCGATCTCCGGAAGGCGTTGGCCGGAGTGATGAGGCGAGAACATCACCGGGATCGGCTTGGTGGAAACGTACACTCGGGCGGACTCGAGGGCCTGGTCGAGGAGGCTGCCGATCGGTCCCCAGAGCGGTTGGATCATCGTCCAGGGGAGGATCCCCTGAGGTTCGAGAGCCCTGAATCTGAACGCGGTTCGGTCGCAACCGAGGATCTCTGGAGGCGCCAGCCCGACCCGATGGCCGTTCAGGTAGCAGAGGTCGTCGATGTCGGTGAGCCAGCCGACGCAATGGATGGCCGACGCGATGGGATCGAGGACCAGGAGGCGTTGCCGCTCCTGAGTCAGGAGATCCCGTCCCGCGCGCAGGTATCCATCCTCCGCCAGCATCGCCGCCCGATGCTGACAGGTGTAGCTGTAGAGGGGTTTCATAGGATCCGGTCTCCCTGCCGTTTGGCGTGGAAGAGGTAAAGGTCCTGGGTGGCAGAGCGTCTCAGGATCTCAGCGGCCAGCCAGTCATGGCCTTCCGGCAGGACGACCGGGACGGCCATCATGTCCGCTGCCGCTGCCTCCGCCCTCCAGGTCAATGAGGATGTGATGATGTAATAGTCGGCCGCCGGTCGGGTGCCGTGTCGTTTGGGCCACGCTGCCTTGACGTTGACATGGTTGACCCGGAGGCCTCCGTGAATGACTTCACCGATGGCCCGAGGGATCGACTTGTTCAGCGAATAGACAAATATCTGGCCCGTGAAGGCCCGCCTCACCCGAAACGTCGCAGATAGGGTTCCTTGCGGTCGCAGCATGCCTCATAGAGGCTGGTGGGCAGCCACTTCCGGGCAGCGTCTTTGTCGGGCATGGTGCGCATCACGCGCTTCAGCCAGTCGGTTCCCTCGGCCGCGTCCGCCTCGACCAGGACCCCGATGGCCTTCATCGGGTTGAACTGGAGGTTGCCCTCCTGAAGCTTGATGCCGAGACCCGTTGCATCCTGATAGCTCTCGCCCAGGACGAGGTGCTTGGCGATGCGCCGGCGGGTGGTCTCCCACTCGGCATTGATCTCCGTTCTCTCCTTGTCGATCCGGAGTAGCTCATCGAACAGTTGAGCGATCTCCGCAACTTTNCCTGTTGCCGTCGTCATTCCGGCTCACTCCTCCGGGGCTGGCTGTCTAGCCCCGGTCAGGTACTGCCCCTTGATCCGCCCCCCGTTGGCGGATCCCGTCCATGCCTTGCGTTCTCAGAAGTTTCTAGCGTCCCGCTCATCCTTGTCGATCCGGACATTCCTGGCCAAGTCGATCATCGACATTCACCCGAACAGGGGTGAGTCGCTCACTCTCCGTGGGCATCCCGACCTCGCTCATCCTCTTCCCCAGGGTGAGTCAGGTCACATCATGCGGATCGGCGCGGTTTCGGCATCTGCTCGGACAGACGTTCCACCTCATCCATGTCAACTCGGATGAAGCGCTCGCCGACCCGATAGCCGGTCAGCTTGCCCTCATCGATCCACCGCCGGATGGTCTTCGTGCTCACGCCCAGGTGGGTGGAGGCATCCGGCAGGCTGCCGAGTCGCTTCGGTGGATCCTTCGCCCGTTTGGTGGTTCCCATCCGGATCCCTTCCCTGTTGGGTGATCAGGTTCTCCCTATAGCTGCCCATGTCATGCGCTAGGCATTCCTAGGACGTCATGGGAGGACACTATGCCGGGTGATCTGGCCTGTCAACCCCCCGGAATGTCTAGGGCACGAGATACGCTGGCATGGTGACCAATGTCCAGTCATGGGTAGCCATGCGCCTACATAGCCTCCGGTCGGAACGCGGCTGGTCTCAATCGAGACTGGCCACCGAGGTCCGCCGGCAGGGATTGACCTGGAGTCCCGGCACCGTCGCCCAGATCGAACAGGGGACGATGCGCGCGGATCGGCTGGCCGAACTGGCAGCCCTCTGCGCTGCCTTCCGGATCCCGCTGAGTGAGTTCCTAGGGCCGGAGGACCCGCCGGAGGCTCTCCACATGCCGGATGGCCGGCCGGTCCCTCTGGGTGGACTTCAGGCCGCCCTACGAGGCGCTCCGATCGAGGACGAGGCGGAGGTTTCCAAGGAGGACGATCCCTATGAGGTTGCCCGCCTCGCGCGGCGTGCCGATATGGATCCGGCAGAGTTTCGGTTCTTCTTCAGCATGACGTTTGAGAGAAAACATATTCTCTATCTCAGAGACGAATTGGTAATGTGGCATATGTCATTGCCGTCACCCGTTTCCTGGATAGATTGTTATCGGCGCGTCCTGCCAGAGGATGAACGAAGGTGGTTTGTCATCCCCGGAGATAACTCCTCATTCCGCGCGATGCGCGGCCATGCCTCGCGCTGGATCATCCATCAGGTGAAAGAGAGAAGTAAGAAAGTCCACCCGAATGACGAGTTGGTTCGCCAGTTTCTTTCGTCAAACCTCGCGCATGAATCCGCGCATGAACTTCTACACAAAACTTGGGCAGACGAAAGGCCCGACGATCGGGATGATCAGCCGGGCCTTGTCGAGAACGATAATGTCTAAAGTTTCACTCTCCGGAAGAGATCGTCGACCGCCTGCCGGTCGGCAAACATCGCATCGATTCCAGCGGCAATCTTCGCATCGCCGCCCATTGTCGCATGCTGATAGATCATTGCCGCCTGCTGAGATGAATGCCCGAGTCGGCGCATGATGTCCTTCAGGGGCGCGCCGGTCATCGTNGCCAGCAATGCCCCGGTATGGCGGAGATCGTGAACGTGCAGGTCCGGCCGGCCGATGGCCTCGCGTGCCGGATAGAAAACCTTGTAAAGGCTGGACGGCGCGAGGAACCGCGTCGGATCCTGCCGCGCGGGGATGAACAATGCATCGTCGCCGAACCCGACATGATCCCGCATATGCGCCTTGATCATGGGAATGAGGAACGTCGGGATATCGATCATCCGGACACCGGCCTCGGTTTTGGGCGGACCCTCCACCGCGCCGACGCCGCTGACCCGCGAAACGCCCGAACGGACCACAATGAGTCCGGCCCCGTCGTCCAGGAACTGGAAGTTGCCGCGACGAAGCGCAGTCAATTCGCCGAATCGCAAGGCGCAGAAGCCCGCCACCAGGATAGGAATACGATAGCGTTCCGGCAGCGCATTATGGAGTTCGATCAGTTCATCGATGGTCAGCGGTCGAGGCCTATGCTTGCGCGGTGCCGCCACATTCCGCAACTGGCAGGGATTGTCCTTGCGGTATCCCTTGGAGATCGAGTCCTGAAGCATTCCGTGAAGGAGTGCGTAGACCTTTGCCCGCATGTTCGGCGCCTCTGGATCCATCGATTCATACCAGTTGCCGACATTGACCGCCTCTATCCGATCGAGGCGAGAGTTCCTAAACGCCGGCAGAAGAAACCGGTCGAGATAGCGCTGGTATTCATGGACGGTGCGCGGGGACAACTTCTTGGCCGTTCCGCTGCCATCGATGCGCGCGGCCATCCAGCGTTCCGCATACTCGCCGAACAGAGGAGGGACGCCCTCCTCTCCCTTGGCCGGTGCCTGCCAGTTGCCGGAGGAGATGTCCTCCTCCACCAGCGCCAACCAGCGTTCCGCATCGGTCAGGTTCGCGAACGTCTCGGGCGCGTTGTGGACGATCCCATCGGGGCCCAGATAGCCGGCCTGGTGCCGGCCGATCGAGGTCGTCCGGATCCGGCCGAACGTCCGCCTGGTGCGCCTCTGAGGCTTGCGCTTGCCTACCATGATCATGCTCCTTGCATCAGTGCGATTAGGATGTCATCCTATGTCCTCCCAAGGGATAGCATGGCCGGACAGCGCGCGCCGGCCAGTGCCGTCTGAACTGGGCCGATGGGACGTTTTGCCTGGTCAGGATGGGTCGCTAGAGTCTGGGCGCGCCTAATTCAATCCCAGTATCGCCCACACCACGTTTTGCCTGATCAGAGGCCATATGGACCATGATCGACTTCCTCCGGTGCAAGATTCAGTGCAAGAGGAGGGCCGCTATCGCACCGCCGATCCGGTGCGAGACTCCCAACCGACTCCCATCTATTGCACTGGCCGATATCGCCTCCTGGACCCCTAGGAGAACCTAGGATCGATCCCATCGAGGTGCCGGACAGGGGGCCTCCCGATGATCAGGAGATGATCATGAACAAGATCAAGAACGCCAGGCTGACCGAGGCCTCGATCGGGGGCTTCCCGGTGCGGATCGCCCCGCCATGGATGCGCGAACATCTGGCAGCGGTCAGCCATCCCCTACCGCGCGAGGAGGCCATCCTCTCGATCTTCCGGGCCATCGAGGCCAATATCGAACTCGGCTATGGCGAGGACGGCGCCCTGCGTCCGGCCATCGCCAAACTGATCGAGGCAGCGGAGACCCTCCTGAATGCCGACCTCGGCCGGCTGGATGGCGGGCAGCTATGGCTGGTCCTCGATGATTACGCGCGGCAGATCGAGTTCTCCCTCGATGCCGGGGCGTTCCTCGATGAACTCGCCGACACCGGATTCGTGAATCAGGATGACGACGTTGCTGCGATCGTTGAGGAGTTGCGGGCATGACGCGCGATGACTGGATGACCCAGGATGACAACCGGCGGACGAAGGTCCGCGCCGATTCGATGAAGGTGATCCGCGCCGCCCGCGCGGATGACCGCCTCCTGATCGGCCCGATGCGGAATCCGGTGATCGTCCTCTCCAACGATCCGCAACTCCAGCGGATGACGATCAGCTATGAATCGGATCGGTCGCGGACTCTCTCCGGCCATTACTCGATGTGGGTCGAACAGGGGTTCGTGAAGGCATGATCGAAGCCCGCTGCCAGACCTGCGACGAAACATTCAACCCGATCGATGAGAACGACACCGAACACCTGGAGAAACTGGATGGGACCGAATGTGGCGGACAAGGCATCATCATCGGCCGATCGGTCGAGGCCTTGCCCATGTGAATGCAACTCCGGCGGTTTCTGCGGGGGCTGCGGCCATGCCGGGTGTGGCGGGCGCCGATGAGGGGATTGTTCATCCTCTGGTCAATTGCCAGGAGGCAGCCGATCGGCAGCCTCCGGCGGATCGGCCGGAGGAATGAAGATAGGCATAATCGCATAGCTTGAACACTGAAGGCGGATCCCGATCGGGGTCCGCCTTCGTTGCTGTTCCGGGGCGCCTATCCCTCGAATCGACAACTTCTGCCATGATGACCCGCGACAGGGAATCACCCAGCGGGGTCGGAAGGGGACTCAGTGGTATCTGAAGAACGGCAGGCCAGGAGGGAACGCGCGCGGATCGAGGCCAGACGCAGCGCGAACGGGAAGGCCACTCAGCCGGCTAGGACACGACGCAAGCCCGCCACCAGGGCGGATGACCAGGGGAAGGATTCAGCGGTGGTAGCGAGGACCTCAGCAACGAAGGAGGCCATACCCGCCCAGACGAAGCCAGCCGATCGGGATCGACGGATCATCCCGGAGTCGCCAGAACGTCAGGCAGCGCGCGCGCTGGCCAGCCTGAACGCAGCGGAGAAGTCGAGGGCGGCGCGGCAGGCGGCAGCGGAGGCGAAGACGGCAGCGGAGGTGAAGGCAGCCGCGCGGCAGCCGGCCAAGAGATCGACCCAGCATGAGGCGCCGGTCGAGGTCTCCGTCGAGGCGGCGGTCGTCCATATGAACGTCGATCACCTTCAGTGCCGGGACTTCGGGCATTCGTGGCGGCCGTTCAGCGCGCGCTGGATACCCAAGTTCAACCAATACGAGTCGCAACTGAAGTGCCTCCGATGCAGTACCGTCCGGACTCGGTTCCTCTCGCGAACGGGTGCGCAGATATCCAGCGCTTACGATTATGCGGATGGATATCAGATCAAGGGACTCGGCCGATTGACCGGGGTCGATAGGGATGTGATCCGCCTTCATTCCATTCTGGCGGTGATCGATAAGGAGGCCGGCTAATGTTCCTCACCACGTTGATGAACTGGGTGGTATGGGCGGCGGTGGCGTTCTCGATCCTGGCGACGATCGTCAACATCAAGGCATGGCGGAAGACCCGCCGATCCTGCCGGCAGATCCTCGCGCGCTGGCAGACGGAGTCGCCTCCGGTCGGCGAGGCGGAGGTCGTCCTGAAGACCGGGGACCGGATCCATCGGCAGCCCTATCTGGCCCAGGTCAGCTACGTCTGGTTCCTGCCGCTGCCGGATCCATCGCAGGTCGAGGAGGTCCTCGTCGACAATCCGCCTCAGACGGTTGTCCTGCCGGTGCCGGAGGGGCTGCCTCGATGGCCGTAGACACCATGCCGGCCTTGATCATTCCGGCGGATCCCGCCCAGGACTGGCGCATCATTGAACTTTCGAGGCGGGGTGGCCCGCAACTGAAACAACTCCAGGATGCGGTGGGCGGCTATCTGGAGGCGGTCCGCCTGCCGGCCATGGGCCTGCTCTGGTTGAACGAGGAGGGCGTCCTGAAGGGGTTGCCCTATAACCACTTCGCCTCGGTCATCGCGGTTCAGCCGATCGTCGGCGACGTGGTGGTCACCGGAACCGAGGATGCCGATGGCGATATCACGCCGATCGGCGACGACTGGCTAGAACATGCGCGGATGCGGAAAGAGAGGATGAACAATGCGTGAGATCCAGGTTCTGAAGTGGTGCGACATCTGTTTCCAGGAGGCCAACAAAGAGGATGGCCTGTTCATTGATAGGACGCCGGCCATCGGCACTTTCACGTTGGGATGCGTGGAAGGGGAAGGCATGCGGCCGACCCCGAAAGCCATCGATGTCTGTGAGGTCCATGCCAAGCAGTTCCGGGACCTGATCATCATCCTGAGGGAATCGGGCCAACTGCCGGAGCCGCCTCCGGCCCCGCCGACCAAGTCGAACAATGGCGACCCGATGGTCACCTGCCCGGTCTGCTCCGAGCGGGTCACGAGGAACTCACTCCTGCCGCATGTTTGGGGCGTCCATCGGCATGGTGAGAAACGACCGAAAGCTCCGGCCATCTGCCCGGAATGCAAGGAGAAGTACCAGCCTCAGGGGATGTCCTTGCATCGGAAGGCCAACCATGGCGTGGATCCGCTGTTCGAGGCACTCAGCGGCGTGAAGGGATATCACGTCACCGGCAAGGAACGAGACATGGTGGAGGCCAGCATCCGATGAGTTATCAGGCATGGATGCGCGAGGTCGACGGGGTCCTCCTCGACCGAATCGGCATGCGCCATACGGATATTGCCGACCAGACCTGGCGCGATTGGTATGAGTCCGATATGTCGCCCGATGAGGCTGCCGAGGAGGCCCTCGACAATGAAGGGTTCCCGCTGGATGACGAATAAACTCCTCCTCGCGTTCATCGCGCTGATCATCGCGGCCCTGGTATTCATCATCTATGCCATCGGCCGCTACGCCCAACCGAAGAAGTGGTGAAGGAATGACGAAGAATGATCAGGTGGCCACATGGACACCGGCACAGGACCGCAAGGATCCACTCACGGTGAAATGCCCGAACTGCCAGTCGAAACCAGGCGAGAAGTGCACTCAGCCAACGGTAGCCGGCCGGCAATACATCCGGCGGATCCACCTCGCGCGGATCGATCTGGTCGAGGGGTGGCTGTGAATGGCCTACCGGGTGCGGGGCTACATCCTGGCAATCATGATATCCCTGGTGATCTGGGGAACGGCGATATGGCTGGCCCTGAGCATTCCGCCCTGGTGATCCGGTGAACTTCCTGGTGATGGCGGAACGGCCGCTGTTCTGGGACCGGCAGGGCGAACCGCTGGATACATTGGAATATGGCGCCCTGTGCAAGTTCCATTCCTACAAGCGGGTGGACGAGTCGCGCATCGGCGACCTCTGGATCTCGACGGTCTGGATCGGCATGGACATGGCGTTCTGGACCGAGGATCCGGTGATCTTCGAGACGATGGTTTTCTCGGAGGTGGATCCGGACTCGATGCATCCGGAACTCGCGGCATATGTCGAGGCCTATATGCGTTATCGGACCGAGGAGGAGGCCCTACGCGGCCATGCCGCCGTCTGTATGGATGTCCGCCAAACAATAGCCAAGATCGAGATGGCGGAGGCCATCCATAACGACGCAATCGAACATCCGCTCGGGCATCCCTGCCGCGCATGCGGGGAGACCTTCCACAATCATCCGAACAAGGAGTGCAATGGCTGGTACTGATCTGGTCCTCGACGTCTCGACCGGCATCGCTCGCGACCACCCGAGCGGCGACCTCTTCCCCGTCGTGTTCATCGCTATTCCTGGCGTGCTGGAAACGACGCCTGTGGCGGTATCGGCGGCTATCGATATGGCAATTAACTTGATGGAGGGCGCAGTACGATCGCGGTTCGATCTATTGACGGTGCGCGTGCTACTCGATCGCGGATTCGATCGGCAGGGCTGCCAGGAGTTCTTGGCAGCGGTCAAGGCACTCGACGTGAGGGGTCCGGATGAGCAATCGAGTTGAGTGGGCATCGGCCGATAGCGTGAGGATCATGCTGGTCCCTCAGGGCACTGAATTCCATGGCTACCCGGAGCCGGTCGCGGCCGAGCTTGCCCTCTATCTCGATCTCGGTGGTGCCGGCGTCGTCATCGAGGGATCCGC